AGTTGTCAATGAAGTTGTAAACGAAGTTGAAATCATAGAGAATAAAAAAGAAAAAAGGAGCATTGAGATGCCTACTGAAAATAAGGATATTAAAGCCGAATATGAGAGTGCGCTTAAAGAAGCACGCAAGAGTGCGGCCCAGGATGAACGCAGTCGTGTGGCTGAAATGATTGAACTAGGCGAGCGGTTTAATGCCGTTGGTTTGGCGCGTGAACATATCTCGAAAGGAAAAAATATTAACGCCTTCCGTTCTGCCCTGCTTGAACGGCAGGAGCGAAATGAAGCCGTTGGATCGATGGGTGACAAGCCTGCGACAGAGCTTGGCATGGCTGATTCTGACGCCAAGCGATATAGCATCATCAGGGCCATTAACGCAGCCGCAACAGGAGACTGGTCAAAGGCTGGTTTTGAGCGTGAGTGTTCGATCTCTATTGCTGACAAGATTGGCCGTGAAGCGCGCGGTTTTTTTGTACCATTCGACGTGCAGACGCGTGTATCACCTCCGATGAACACCACTGACCAGACTTCGCTTGTTGGCACTACCCATCTGGCGGCTTCGTTTATCGAGCAGTTGCGTAATCAGTCGGTTGTAGCTCGGCTTGGTGCTCGTCTGCTCACCGGCCTTGTCGGCAACGTTGACATTCCGAAGCAGACTGCTGGTTCCACATTCACGTGGCTTGCCGAGAATGGTGCCTCAACTGACTCAGACCTGACTATCGGGCAGGTGTCGCTGTCGCCTAAGACGATCGGCGGTGCTATTCCCATGACGCGCAGGCTGCTGAAGCAGGGCACTCCTGACGCAGAAATGCTTGCACGCTCAGACCTTATTCAGGGCGCGGCGTTAGCTATCGATGTAGGTGCCTTGTCAGGCACTGGCGCAGCTGGTCAGCCTCTCGGCATCATGAACACTACCGGGATCAATACACAGGCCATTGCTGACTTGGCGAACGGTTTCCCAACCTTCGCTGAAATGGTCGGGTTTGAGACTGCCGTGCTTACGGATAATGCGCTCATGGGGGCAATGAACTATGTCACTACTCCGGCTATTCAGGGGCACATGAAGACGACTTTCGTTGATACTGGTTCAGGCATACGTATCCAGCAGGATGGGCAGGTGAACGGCTACAACTCGACTGCAACCAACCAGCTTTCTGCTAAGAGCATCCTGTTCGGTAACTTCAATGACTGCTTGATCGGCATGTGGGGCGTTTTAGATCTGTCTGTTGACACTTCAACATTGGCATCGTCTGGAGGCATTGTCGTTCGTGCGTTCCAGGATGTTGATGTAGCTGTCCGACACGCTGAATCATTCTGTAAGAACGCTTAATGTAAATACGGATTGGGGCCGAAAGGCCCCATGATGTCCTTGTTATTGGAGGCATGGGAATGAAAATTAAAGCATTGAAGAACGTGGGAGCATCAGGCAAGACACTGTTTGAAGGGAAGGAATATTCCGACGTATCAGACAGCGATTGCCTATATCTTATTGCCACTGGTAAAGCAGTTGAGGTAAAGAACGCAGCAACTGGTAAACGAGTGGCAAAGTAAGTGGCTATTGAAACAGACGAAGATAGGCTTGTATTGCTTGAAGACCTTGGAGATTCTGTGCTGTACAATGGATTACCCGTAAACGCTGTATTCGACAATGAATACTTTGAGGCGAGGATGGGTGATTTTGGCACTGAATCATCTTCACCCGGCATACTGTGTCGAAGCTCGGATACAGCCGGTGCTGCGCATGGTGACTCGGTTGTTGTTGGCGGTGTGCAATACATGGTTGTTGGCGTTCAACCAGACGGCATAGGTATGACTGAGTTCGTTTTGGAGAAGGTGTAAACATGGGTCATTTACTTACACAGATAAGGGATAATGTGGTATCTGATGTCACCGGTTTGACCACAACGGGGGCAAGGGTGTTCTCCGGTCGTGTCCACGCTTTAGAAAGTGGTGTTTTGCCTTGCCTGGCTGTTGATGTTGGCGACGAAACAGGCGATTATGCTTCCATTGGCTACCCACGCGTGATAGCCGCTAACGCGGTATTAGATATTACTGCAATAGCATCGACAACAGGCGACTTTGACGCTATTATCAATCAGATGCAGCTCGAAATTCAGCTGGCTATCTCGGCAGATCCTACGCTTGGTGGTATCGCATCAAATGTTGTGTTTACAGGGCGAAAAAGGATGGTGACGGGCGGGCGTGAACCTGTAGCTGCGCTGATAATCAGCTATGATGTATTATACAGATACGCAGAGAACAACCCGGAGGTAACCGCGTGATGGCGAAAGAAGAAACAAGACCAATCGAGAAGACAAAAACAGACAAGACCGGCACTAAGCCGAAATAAGGAGAAATGAGATGGCTACTATTTTTGACCGGCTCCTGCTGGCGAAACTTGAAGTAACTAAAGGCACAGATGCGGTTCCGACAGCCGCACAGGACGCCATGCGCGTTAAGTCTTTTGCTATAACTGTCAACCAATCTAATGTGGATAGGGCCGTAGTAAAGCAGACGATGGGCAACCTCCCTCACCTTGTTGATCCTGATGCTTCTGCGTCGATTGAGATTGTGTGGGAGTTAAAGGGCTCTGGCACGGCTGGTACAGCTCCTGAATCTTCCCCTATTATTCAAGCCTGCCGCACGCTTGAAACTGTCGGCGCGGGTATAGTGTCCTATGCGCCATCCACTGCAACAGAAAAGTCGTGTACTATTTATGCTTATAAAGACGGCCTGTTGTGGCGGTTTGTTGGTGCGGTTGGCACTATATCAATCACTGAAAACATAGGCGAGGCTCCCACTGCAACGGCAAGCATGCAGGCTGTATATGCAGCTCCGGTGGTTGCCGCTGTTCCAGCTGGTGCGGTATACGATGCTACAGCCCCATCGGTCGTGTCGTCCGCTGACGTAATTAGCGATGGCTTGGCTATCCGAGTGGGCGCGTTTTCAATTGACTTGGGAAATGATGTGCAGGAACACAAAATTGTAAACCTGCATGAGTTCACCGTTTCTAACCGCAACCCTACCATAACATTCAGCAAAGATTCTGTCGCTACGGCGGCAGAATGGGCTGCGCTAAGAGGTGGCACTAACGCTTCCATTTCGTCCACTGTCGGCGCGACTGCCGGTAACATCGTGTCGGTGTCAGCTCCACAGGCACGCAGGCAGTCAGTCGCGTATGGCGAGCGAGCCGAACGAGATACGCTTGATGTCACCTATACGCTGTTTGAGTCGACCAGTGATGACCAGTTCACAATAACATTCAGTTAAAGGCGGATAAAAAAGTGAAACTATTACCAGCAGACGCAGTAAGTATTGAAGATGATGATATAAAGATGGGGCTGAAGCCATTCCAGAAGTGGATGCAGGTCGGCTTGATCGACAGGTATGTTGATAAGCCAAACGCTAAACAGGCTCATGAGATGTCAGTGTACGTCCTCAATAACGTTGTTGATACGTTGTCCGTTAACGGCGAGGCATTCAACCCAATTGATGTTGCGACGATGGCCGATGTTTCTGATGTCAATACAGCGAAGCAGATCCGCCGAATAACATCTCTGGTTATTGACGCCTTATTTCTGTCGCCTGCTGTTGAGGAAAGAAAAAAAAAGTAAGACTTGCAGCAAGCGCATGGTATTCCGGGAAGAGCTGCTCTCGCTGCCCGCTCTCCAACGCTGGTAATATGCCCGATGGCGGATGCCACGGGACTAATGAGTGGATAGAGGGCATAGAAAGTGATTGCTGTCCTGTCGTGTATGTTGGCGAGTGTAGCACTGTATTAAGTGCGGCCATGTGGGTTGATCGGGGTGTCCTTCCAGCTGGAGGTGGGTATTTCGACCAACCGGCTCATCTTATCGATCTGATAGATATTGCTATGTCAGTGAAGTATGAGCATGAAGCGAGTGAGGCTAGGAGGCATCATGGCAGGTAATAGTAAAGACGTCGCAATCACCTTCAAGGCGAATGATTCCGCGACGCCCGTCATTGAACGCGTCAATAAAAAGATCAAAGACGTTGGCGTGGCTGGCAAAAATTCAACAAAGCATACTAATTCGTTCGGTAACTCATTGCAGGCAATTGGGCGTGCAGCAGCAGTGGCGCAGGGGCCGCTTGGGCCTATCGCCGGTCGGATTGGTGCATTATCATCTGCCTTGACAATTGTCAGCCCTGTTGCTCTTGGCGCGGCAACCAGTTTTGCTGTGCTTGGCATAGCCTTCTCGAAGGGCATCCGTGACACTATAGCATATGAGAAATCCATGGATACGTTGTTATTCGCAACCGGCAACGCCGCCGCCGAATTTGAATTTTTAAGAGGCGTAGCAGGCAAACTCGGCGTAGAACTCTACAGCGTAACGCAGAGTTATGCCAAACTCGCAGCATCAACACGCGGTACAGACATGGCTGGGCAGGCAACACGAGATCTATTCGAGGCCACAATGATGTCCGCAACGGCATTGCATCTCTCTGTAGATGAGGTGTCCGGAACGTTGAAAGCCTATACTCAGATGGTCAGCAAGGGGACCGTCCAGAGCGAGGAATTAAGGGGCCAGCTCGGCGAACGCCTGGTTAATGCGTTCGGCATGGCAGCTAAGGCTATGGGTAAAAGCACGGCAGAACTCAACAAGATGCTGGAGAACGGTGAGGTTCTTGCATCTGATCTTCTTCCACGTCTGACAAAGGTAATACGTGATGACTTTTCCGGTGCTGCCGATACGGCGTCACGGAGCATCCAGGCCAATCTTAATAGGCTGAATACAGCATGGACAGACCTTGGTGTTTCGATAGGAGGATCAGGCGTTGCTGATGCGTTCTCTGGTGTAGCCGGTGGGGCCGCCATAGGCATTGGCGCAATCGCGGCATTGATGCGCAAATCTGATGACGCGGCCACGGCTATTGTCCGCGACAATAAAGATGTCCTTGAGTCGTATGAGAATGTCATGCTATTTATAGGAACGTTCGCGGATACGGTTGCATTCGCACTTGAGAAGGTTACGGCACCTGTGAGTGTACTTAGTAAACATCTAACTGGCTTGTATACAGGACTCACCTTCCTCACTGAGGGCGAGTTAAAAAAAGCGTTCTATGCACTTGATGCGTCTGGTAATGATGTTATAAACACGTATGAGCGTCTTTTTTCACTGGATGTGGGTACGAGATACACCGATCAAATATTCGAAATTATCAAGGTAAACAACGGTTGGATTGAATCAAACAAGGAAGTGGAAAAATCCAAACCGGGAGGTGGCGGTGGTGATGCCGAGAGCAAGGCACGCACAGCTGCATTAGCAGAAATCAAGAAGATTAATGACGCGGCTGCTGAGGCGAGGCTTAATGCAAGTCAGCGTGAAGAGTCATCCTTTAAAAAATCACTGGCCATCCTTGAGTCTCATCGTGTCGCCCTCGTAAAAAGCGGAATGAGTAAGATTGATTCGTATGTTGCGATTGAAGACGCAGAGAACGAGGTTATATCCACGCACAATAAAAAAATGGCTGAGATGCGAGATAAGGACATAGCGTCGAAAGACGCAGCATTCAGGAAAGAGGCTGACATGCGCACACGCGCATTTGACAGTGCGACAGAGGCACTTGCCAGACTCAAGGAACAGGCCGAAGCGTATTCGCTTGGAGAGGCTGAATTAGCCGAACGGGCGTACAATAAAAAAGTAGAAGCGGCTGATGCACAATTATCACTGCTTATTAGCAGCGGATTAAGTGAAATTGAAGCCATGCGCCGCATCGAGGATGCAAAATCCGCGCTGAAAGCTGAGTTTGAAGCAAGAAGGGTGGACTCTAATGCTGCCGCGCTGGATAATGCCAGATCCAACTTAGGAGGTATCGTTTCGGGTATTGGCGGTGATCAGTCTTCCGAAGAGGACCTGGCCATTGCGGCTTTCGACAGAGACCTTGAGCGCATCAATGAGCAAGAATCAATCCTCATGGGAAACAAGGTACTTTGGGCGGAAAAAGGGACTGAGCTGGAGTCTGAGATTCGTGCGGCACGCGAAGAAGCAGAGCGCATCCACGTAGATAAAATAAATAAAATCCGCCAAAAAACAGCAAGTGATGAGCTTGCCATTAACCGTAAGCGGCGCGACGACGACTACAATCTTGCCGCCTCAGGTTTAGCATCAATGGGAAGCTTGCTTGAGCATGGCGGCGCGAAATCTCTAGCCTTATCAAAGGCATTCGCGATGGGCGAGATCGTTGTGTCAACGGCCTTGTCTGCCCAGAAGGCATATGAGTCTCAAATGACGGTCCCCACTATCGATTCGCCGGTTCGAGCTGCACTTGCGGCTGCCTCGGCGATAGCTGGTGGTCTGGCTAGAATGGCCTCGGTCGCATCGGCATCAAAGGGAGGTGGGTCTTTACCATCAGGCTCAGGCGGGTCTGTGGGGTCAAGTGGTATCAGTGCTCCACCGCCACCGCCACCGCCGGCAAATGAAGCCCCTAAGCCTGCGACAAACATCTACCTGAACGGAACCTTTGTCGACATGGCGGCGTTTTTGGCTGATGGTGTGATCCCAGGACTGCAAGACCAAATAAATAATTCATCCGTAGTTCTTTTTGACAACCAGTCTGCTCAGGCGCAGGTGCTTGCCGGATGATTAATTTTACAGTCGCATATCAAACTGCAATCGACTCCATCTCTTACGATGCTGCTTTTGTTGTTGAGATAATATGGGCCGATGGATCACACGGCGTTGAGGGGCACGACGATATATATATTGGTACGTGCGATGTATCCGAAATACCCGCATTCCCATACACTCATCGGTACATGCCATATCTTAACCATGATTCGATAAGCACGGTAACGGAGAGGTTCAACGAGAAAATAGGCAACTCAACAATCGGCACGCTCAAGTTTTCAGTCCTCGATAAGGACAATAACTTTTCCTCAGTTATCCGCAGGGCGGAGGCGGACACAGGGCAATCTATTCGCCGCCAGCGAGTTGAGTTGTACGCCATTGTTAGGGGCGGATCATGGGCTGACAGGGTAAAGGTGCGCACGCTGAATATCAGCAGCATGTCGCGAGATATAGCCAAAGAGACTGTTTCAATCACGGCTCAGTCGATATTACATAGGATGCGCAGGCAACTGTTTCTGCCGAAGACAAGCATTTTAGCTGCCGATGTTGCTGCGACTGGTGCCGTATCTATTGTACTCGCCGATGCGGCAGACTTCACCAATCCTGTCATTCATTCAACGCTTAATGATGGCGTTGCAGTTGGATTCATTAAGATTGATAAAGAGATTATGATGTGGACAAGCAAGGCATCAAACACATTGACCGTGCCCGCAGCAGGCCGGGCAATGTTCGGCACGACTGCAACCGGACATAGTCTTAATGACGATGTTGGAGAGGTAGCTGTACTCAAGGGTAACCCTTTCTATATCGGCATGACAATCATGACATCAGGCAACGGTGAGGTTAATTCTTTTGACATTTTGCCAGAGCACTGGGGGCTTGGTTTCGATTATTCCGACACGCCATCATCATTAGATATTGATTATACTACGTGGGAGACGGTCGGACTGCATACTATGGGCTACGACGGGACCCGGGAGTCAGGCATTGAGCGAGAGTTCGTTTTTAGCTCTGGGATTGATGGGAAAACACTCATAGAGAAGCACATCCTACTTAGCGCAGGATGTTTTGGCCGCACGCTTGGTGACGGCAGGTACAGCTGCAAAGCGATGAATCGAACTCCATCACCTGCCATAGATGTGCACACAAACAGGATCAGCAGTGCTGATGTTAATGTCCTGCTGACTGAGGACGATATTATAAGTGTGCAAAGTCTCAAGCTCGATATGCAGGCATTTTCGCCGTACATGAAAGTCGATTACTACCCTTCGCCTCGCGACACCAAGGACTACACTCGCCATGCGGTTTTTGCTGACACCGTTGCAGAGGCAAGGCATGGCAAGGACGGAAAACTTACAAAGTGGGAGTTTTACGGCCTGCTTGCCAACTCTGAAACGGTCAATAATATCTACAGCGTCTTCAACGCCATGCAATCTCGCTATGCATCGCCGCCAGTGTTGGCCACTTTTGAGTTAATGCCTCGCCACCATGGTATCGAGGTTGGCGACATCGTAGGAGTTGATCACACTGGCATACAAGACATTATGCTCACGTGGAAAGATTGGAGCACGCATCTTAGTGACTGGGTTGTTGAGCACGCAGGCGACACGGCATTCAGTTCATCACTTGGTGACAGACTCCTTACACTTGATAATGATGTTTACGTGTGCGTGCAGGCTGGCATATCAGGTGCTGCTGAGCCACCAGTATGGGGTGGAGATACTGTCGCCGACGGCACTATCATCTGGCATAAATATGATGGGCACTTAAGCCGGGCGTTCGAGGTCCAATCTATATCGTGGAACATCAAGACCGGCAAGCCTGCGATTAGCTGTATCTCGCAACCTGAGAAGCCATCATTTTTCAATCAAAGCGCAGCTGCAGGCTATCGTTATAGCGAAATTGCATATCAGAACGGCATCGACCTTGGCACGCTGGTTGAATTTACAGTAACCGGAGGCACCAGTCTTGGATACACCGCAACGCAGAACGCACCAGTTAGCTTGAGTGGAAAATACTATTTTCGCGGCGACATCATGCTTAATGATGTGGTTACTCTCACGTCTCACACTGAGATATATGCAGCGTCTGACGGTACAACAGTCATAGGAGATATCACAGGGACGAGCACATGCTCAATTAACGGATCGGGGTTCGGATCGGCTGGTGGAGCTCCAATGGTTCCAGACATGCAAATTAATTATCCGGGCGGGTTTATCTGGGTGGGCTCATTTATCATACGACACAATGGTCAGAAGGGATTCATTGGAATTGGTGGTAATGGGGGCAATGTTGTTCAGAATGGTGTCCCGCTGGCATGGGGTGGGGCCGGAGGAACAGTGACAAATTCATCTAATGACCTGATCCGCGTGCTTGGGACTGGCCCAGCCCCACATCAATCATTTTCCGGCTTGCCGTTATCGATGAGCGGCGCAGGCGGGGGCGCAGGCGGTGTGGCAACAATCTACGGCACGCCAGTCACCGGCGGATCAGGCGGTAACGGAGGTGCTGGGCTCGTGCTGATTGCTCGTGGTGTAGATATAAGCGCGGCATCTGTCGACCTGTCAGGCGGCATTGGTACGGCTGGCACAGTCGCTGGATACTCTGGTTACGGCCACTCAATGTCAGGTGGCGGTGGCGGCGGCGGGAGTCTCGGCATCCTTGTCGAGCGAAATTCGTCAGGAACACAGACATTTCTTTATGAGCCTTCGCGCATCAACATTAGCGGCGGCGGCGTGTCTACATCATTGAGCTGGTATCCGGTCGCACCGCAATTTGGCGGAACAGGCGCGATCATTGCGCAGGTGTTCTGATGCGTGTTAATATTATCGTTGGCAGAGGTATATTATGAGCGGCGGTTTAACACCTATTGGAAACGGATTGATTGAGTGGGTCGCCATTGGCGGGTCATCGGATGGCGCGAAAACCGACACAGCAGGATATGCCATCGGTGACAAAACAATAATACTCGCCAACACTGGAACAGGCCACTTTAGAGCCGGTAAGCGGATAAAATTCAACGGCGACGGAAACTATTATACGATCACGTATGGCATCGCTGACGTGTCCGGTGCTGGACTTGCTACCAGCTCAACGACAGATGCAGCAGGCTATGCGGCTGGGTCGATTTCAATAGGCATTGCGGCAGCCGGAGAAGGAGCTATTTTTGCAGGTAACGTGATCAATGTGGCTGGCGACACAACGAACTACACTGTGACCACCGGAATCAACGACGTTTCAGCCGGTGGGCAGGTATCTATATCCCCTGCTCTTGTGCAGGCCATCCCGGCAGCGTCAAAGTCAGTGACATGCCGCAACGCCTTAACGCTCGCTATTGGCCTGCGCCAGACGATTGCGACTGGCGTGACAAAAAGAATCTATTCAGGCGGAGAAATTAAAAGGCCGGGGCAGGCTGGCACTGAAATATTGACAAGTGGTGTTTTTTCGACCTCTGTCCCGAACGATACAACTCTAGCTTGGTTTAGTACTGGGCAGGTCGGTCAACTAAAGCTTGATCAAGCATACTCAAAGCTCGCGATCAAAAAGGACGATAGAATAGACCGTTCGACTGCAACAAGCGGCATTTCGCAGACGCGGGTCATGCGTAAGGGTGAGCTATACACAATATCTATAGACAATATAGATGATTTAAGAAACTCAGGTGAGTCTTCAGACCTTGAGTCGATCTTGAGTATTTTCGAAGCGTTTGACTACGGTATTCTTATCGCATGGTTTCAGGATTATGAAAATCGGCCAACCGAGTTTTATTTTTGCACACTGGAAAAGCGCGGTGATCCGGTAAGAAAAGGCTCTACACATTGGCACTCAATAGATTTTACATTGCGGGTTGAAAGCGGCGCGACCGTTTCCATACCCAACTTCGGAGCGTGATAAATGGCAGATTTGATTATTAAGCAGGGAGCAGATTTTTTTCACAGGTTCATCATCAAAAGCTCACTTGGCGACACGGTAGATTTGACGGGGTATACAGGCGCGGCTCAGTTTAGGGACGCGCCAGGAGGCACGCTATACGGAGCATTCACCGTGGCGACGGGTGGAGCTAACGGGTTCCTCGATTTATCGATGGACGATGCTGTTACTGACACGCTAACGCCCGGAAGTTATGTCTATGACGTGTTCATAACCAACGCGGCAACAGATGATGTCCAGAACGTTACTAGTGGGGCTGTGCGCGTATTACAAAGGATTACAGTCTAATGGGATTGTCTGCAATATCAGTATATGACATAGCTCTGCATGCGACAGACGCAGTGTCCGGTGGTACACTGTCAGCCACATCGGTAGGGGGGACTGTCAAGGTGGCCATTGACGCGCTCGGTATCTATGCTCTTCCGACACCTAAAACAATATCAGTCAGAGCTTCTGTAGGTACGGCATATAATGTGCCGCTTACGATCCGCACAGTGGCAGGAGCTCCATACAGCGTTATAAACATCATTAATTCACGTGCCGGTATCGCGTATCTGGTCACATAAGGAGGGCTGGAAATGGCTCAGAAAGAAGTCGTAATATTAGACCCAATTATGCCGTCGCTTGACGTGCCTCAGGCTGGTGATACATATCTCATGCCGACCGACGTTTCAGTGGTTGGAGATATTTCGGTGTCTGGCACAGTGGATGGGCGCGACGTTGGGACAGATGGATCCGTACTTGATGCGCATACAGCTAACACATCTAACCCGCATGCTGTAACTGTTGCGCAACTCGGAATTGTACTTCCCGGAGCCGATTGGACGGTAAGAACATCGGCTGCTGATAATGGCTGGAGAGCGGTCACATACGGCAACGGTCTATTTGTCGCCGTGGCGAGCAATGGCATAAATGGTGTAATGACGTCTCCAGACGGAATTAACTGGACGTCAAGGGTAGCGGGTTTTGGTAATCAATGGTTTGGCGTCACATACGGCAACGGTCTATTTGTCGCCGTGTCGCATTCAGGCCCAGGCAATCGGGTAATGACATCTCCAGACGGAATTAACTGGACGATACAATCATCGGCTGCTGATAATAGCTGGAGAGCGGTCACATACGGCAACGGTCTATTTGTCGCCGTGGCGGTCACAGGCACAGGCAATCGGGTAATGACATCTCCAGATGGTGTTAACTGGACGATACAATCATCGGCTGCTGATAATGGCTGGATAGCGGTCACATACGGCAACGGGCTGTTTGTCGCCGTGGCGAGCAATGGCACAAACAGGGTAATGACATCTCCAGACGGAATTAACTGGACGATACAATCACCGGCTGCTGATCTTAGCTGGAACGCGATCACATACGGCAACGGTCTATTTGTCGCCGTGGCGGGCAATGGCACAAACAGGGTAATGACATCTCCAGATGGTGTTAACTGGACGTCAAGGGTACCGGCTGCTTATAATATCTGGACCTCAATCACATACGGCAACGGTCTATTTGTCGCCGTGTCGAACACAGGCACAGGCAATCGGGTAATGACATCTCCAGATGGTGTTAACTGGACGTCAAGGGTACCGGCTGCTGATAAT